ATGACTGAACTCGGCACCGATCTGGGCGCCGGTATCGGCAACGATGCCGGCGTGTGGGCAGCAAGGGTCGTGGGCGCGATTGCGGGTGCTGCTGTCTCGCTGATCTATCTTTTGCCCAAAAGCCGGCGCGAGGCCGTCAGCCGGTTTGTCACCGGGGTGAGTTGCGGGCTGATTTTTGGCGGGCCGGCGGGGATATGGCTGTCCGAGCGGGCAGGGATTTCGGATGCGGTTTCCGCCACCGACCTGATGCTGGCCGGATCGGCGGCGGCGAGCCTGTGTGCCTGGTGGGTGCTGGGGGCGTTGTCGCGGATCGCGGCGCGCTATGGCCGGAAATCGGGGTAGGCGTCAGCAGCTGCCGTCGCCACCACCACCCCCGCCGCTGTCGGAACTGCAGCCGCCGTCATTGCTGATGGCGCCAGCATAGGCACCGCTGTCTGCGTTGCCGCGATCCAACCTGTCGAGCGGTACGGCAAAGAGGGATTTTCTGAAAATGCCGGGCGAATTGACGGCCATGTAGATCGAGCCACCAACGATGGCCGCGCCGGATACGAAGCCGAGTGCGATCAGGAACAGCGTCTGCATGTCTTCCTCCCGCGCGGGGTTTGCGGATGAAATATAGCGCCACCAGTCGGCAGGCTCAAGAGATGGTCTCCAGCCGGGGGCAGCATTCCAAAACATCGAGGAGAGTTTTCATGCACGCTTATCGCGGGCCGCGACCAAATGCGCGCAAATTTGCCAATCTGGAACTGGCGGGCGTGACAGGCGACGGAGTGTTTTCCGGTTATGCCAGCGTGTTCGGCGAGGTCGATCTCGGCCGCGACACGATCGAGCGCGGGGCGTTTCGGCAGTCACTTGTCGAGCGCGGCGCGGGGCAGGTGCGCATGCTTTACCAGCATGATCCGGCCGAACCTATCGGTGCCTGGAAGACCATTCGCGAGGATGCTCGCGGGCTTTATGTCGAGGGCATGCTGTCGCCCGGCGTGGCGCGGGCGCGAGAAGTGTTTTCGCTGATGAAGACCGGGGCGCTGGATGGGTTGTCGATCGGTTTTCGCAGTGTGAAGGCCCGCACCGATGCCAAGACCGGGGTGCGGCGGATTCTCGAAGCCGAGCTTTGGGAGATTTCCGTCGTGACCTTTCCGATGCTGCCTTCGGCGCGGGTCTCCGATGTGAAGCATGCGCGCTTCTTTCGCGACAAGGAGACCGAACTCGTCCGCCAGATGCGGCGGGCGGCGAAGCTGATGTTTGCCTCAACCTTCAAACCAAGCCGAAAAATCTAACGCTTATCCAACCTGTGGGGATGAAAAACATGACGGAACAGATGCGTGTGGCACCCGAAGTGAAGGCCGTGCCGGACACGGTGACGGCGGCTTTCGAGGATTTCATGGAGGCGTTCGAGGCCTTCAAGGAGGTCAATGACAAAAGGCTCGGCGAGATCGAGGAGAAGATGAGCGCCGACGTGGTGACGCGCGACAAGATGGACCGCATCAACCGCGCCATCGACGACAACAGGAAATCGCTCGACCAGTTGCTGCTCAAGAAAGCGCGTCCGGCGCTGGGATCGGGGCGTGATGGCTCCGGTCGTGACATCGGACCGGAAGCGGCGGAACACAAGGCGGCCTTTGATGCCTATATCCGCCGCGGCGACGAGCAGGGTCTGCGCGAACTGGAGGCCAAGGCGTTTTCCGGTTCTGCGGGGGCGGATGGCGGTTATCTGGTGCCGCCCGAGACCGATAACGAGATCGGCAGGAGGGTTTCCGTCGTTTCGCCGATGCGGGCGCTTTCGACGGTGCGCACGGTTTCCGGTGCGGTGCTGAAAAAGCCGTTCGCGGCGGCGGGGCTTTCGACCGGCTGGGTGGCCGAGACTGCGGCGCGGCCGCAGACCGATACACCGCAGCTGTCCGAACTGACCTTCCCGACCATGGAGCTTTACGCCATGCCGGCCGCCAGCCAGGCGCTGCTCGACGATGCGGCGGTCGATATCGAGGCCTGGATCGCCGGCGAGGTGGATGTGGTCTTTGCCGAGCAGGAGGGCGATGCCTTTGTGCGCGGCGATGGCGTCAACAAGCCGAAGGGTTTTCTGTCCTATCCGACGATCGCCGAGGACGACTGGGCCTGGGGCAGTCTTGGCCATGTGGCGACCGGGGTGGCCGGTGCGTTCAAGGCGGCCAATCCTTCCGATACGCTGGTCGATGTGATCTATGCGCTGAAGGCGAAACACCGGCAGAATGCCACCTTCATGATGAACCGGCGCACCCAGGCGGAGGTGCGCAAATTCAAGGATGCGGATGGCAACTACCTGTGGCGGCCGCCGGCGTCAGTCGGGCAGGCGGCGTCGCTGATCGGTTTTCCGGTGGCGGAAGCCGAGGAGATGCCGGACATTGCCGCCAATGCGGCGGCGATCGCGTTTGGCGATTTCCGGTCGGGTTATCTGGTGGTGGACCGGGCTGGTGTGCGGATCCTGCGCGATCCCTATTCGGCCAAGCCTTATGTTCTGTTTTACACCACCAAGCGCGTGGGTGGCGGGGTGCAGAATTTCGAGGCGATCAAAGTGGTGAAGTTTTCGGCCGGTTGAGGTGGGGCTCGTATCCAGCCTCTCCTCACTTGGTTTTGCTTCGCCATTTCCCCATTTATGCGTAGCGATCGTGTAACTAAAAGACCCCGCCCCAAACCCCTCCCCACAAGGGGGAGGGGCTTAACCCGGCCATTCCGCTAAGGCTCAATAGAGGCAAGTGGGTGCCGCAAATCTTCTCCCCCCTTGTGGGGGAGATGGCCGGCAGGCCAGAGGGGGACTTGCTTCCAAATGCGACCGCCTTTCCTATCGCGGCACTAAGTGACGGCAGGCGGCTGAGGGCACCCTCCCGACGCGACCATCTCCTGCAAGGATTTCCCATGACCTATATCCTGACCACTCCGCCCTCCGCGGAGCCGATCACGCTTGCGCAGGTCAAGGCGCATCTGCGCCTAGACGACGGAAATGAGGATACGCTGCTTTCCTCGCTCATCACCACCGCGCGCGAGCATCTGGAACGCACGACCGGGCTTTGCCTGATCGCGCAAAGCTGGCGGCTGTGTATCGACCTGTGGCCTCGCGACGGCATTTTGCAGATCGTCAAATATCCGGTGCAAGCGATTGAAAATATAACGGTTTATGACCATGCTGGCGCGCCGGTTGAAGTATCGCTTGAAGATCATCTGCTTGATGGAGAGGCGCGGCCAGCGCGGCTTTGGCTGCGCAATCCGCCGGTGCCGGGGCAGGTGATGAACGGGATCGAGATCGAGTTTGTCGCCGGGTTCGGCGAGACCGGTGTGGATGTGCCGGACAGTTTGAAACGGGCGATGCTTGTGCATGTCGCTCACATGTTTGCCTATCGCGGCGTGGTGTCGCTGGAGCAGCAACCGGCCGCTGTTCCCGACGGTTATGAACGGCTGGTCGGCGCCTATCGGCTGCGGAGGCTTTGAGCCATGCCGGTGACGTTTTTCGATCCCGGACAGATGACGGCGCGGCTGGATCTGGAAATGGCCGAGCCGCTGCCGGACGGGCAGGGCGGCGTGGTGCCGGTCTGGGCCGTGCTGTCGTCGATGTGGGCGCGGATCGAACCGGTGTCCTTCGTGGTGACGGAAAAGGGGGCGGCTGCGGAAACGGCTGTCGTGACGCACCGGATCTGGGTGCGGTTCCGTGACGGCATTTCGGGCGGACAACGGTTTCGCAAGGGGGAACGTCTGTTTGCCATTCGGGCGGTGCGCGATCCGGACGAGACACGGCGTTACCTTGTCTGCCATTGCGAGGAGGAGGGGGCGTGATGGTGGTCAATGCGCTGGTGAAGGCGATGTTTGCGCGGCTTGCAGGCGATGCCGATCTCTCCGCTCTGGTGGGGGCGAATGGCGTGCGTGACCGGATGGTGGCGCGTGCCGAACTTCCCTGCATCGTGTTCGGTGAGATCGACAGCCGCGATGCGGATGGCGAGACGCTGCAGGTGCATCTGATCACGCTGGAAGTGTGGTCGCTGGCGGAAGGCAGGCGCGAGGCGCAGGTGATTGCGGCCCGTGTGCGGGCGCTTTTGCATGATGCGCCGCTTTTTGTGGAGGGGGCTCATCTGGTGAGCCTGTTGCATCAGGGCACAAAGACACGGCGCGAGCCGAAGACGAAATTTCAGCTGGCCGAAATGCGGTTCAGGGCCGTGACGGAATGAGGCCTGCCTGCACGCGAACCTGCCGGACGAGCGCGATCAGCATGAGGATGGCGATCAGCGCGATACCGGCAAGGGCGACGGCGATGACGACGGCGCTAATGATGCCGGTGCGGTCGATCAGGGCGGTGAAGATGACAGGTGCCAGCGCATTGGCGATGTTTTGCGGCATGGCGAGGCGGGTTGCCTGGCGGCCGTATTCGCGCGGCGAAAACAGGGCGAGCGGCAGAAGCGCGCGGGCGACCACCAGGATGCCCGAACCGAAACCGTAGAGCGCGATGAACACCCACAGCGTCATCGTCGATGCCGGCAGGAGAATGAGGCAGGCGAAGGCGCAGACCATGAGGCTGCAGCCGGTGACCGAGGTGACGAAGGGACTGCCGCGCTTGCCGAGCAACATATCGACACCGCGGGCGGAAATGCCCAGCACGCCGCGCGCGGCGGCAAGCTGCAGCGCGAATTCCGGTGTGGCACCGAACCGGTGCAGCACTTCCAGAAGCGAAGGTGACAGGCCGAAGGTGACGAAGGAAGCGATGGATGTGGTGACCGCCACCAGCAGGAAGGCGCGTTTTCTCTCTGCGGCCTGAAGCGGCACGGGCGCGAGATCGACATTGGCGTCGGATGTTTCGTAAGCCACCGGTTTGGGCAGGCAAAACAGGTAAAGCGGCAAACAGACGAAGGCATGCAGGGCGGCTGCCATCAGCACCGTGCTGCGCCATCCTGCCATGTCCGACACGAGGCTGAGCAGCGGCCAGAAGATCGTGGCCGACAGGCCGGTGAACAGCATCAGGATGGCGATGGTGCGTTTGGCGCCGGCGCCTTCGCGCTCGACGACGGCGGTAAAGGCCGGCGCAGACAGGACGAACGCGCCGCCGAGGCCGAGAATGACCCAGGATGCGGCATAGGTGACGATGCCGGCGGATGCGGCGAGCAGACAGAGGCCGGCCGCGAAGAACAGCGAGCCGGCCGCCATGACGCGGGCGGCGCCGTGGCGATCGAGCAGTTTTCCGACGAGCGGGCTTGTCAGCGCGCTGACCATCATCATCACCGACAGGCCGGCATAAACGACCTCGTTGGCAAGGCCGAGATCGGGCGCCAGCTTGCGGCCGAGCACACCGACGGATTCGAAGGTCGTGCCCCAGCCGATCAGTTGCGTGACGGCAAGGACGCCGATGGTTTGGGCCGAACGGGCGGAAAATCGCATGGCGGGGATATGTTTCGGGATATGGCGGATGAGGATGGCGGGGGCAGTGAAGGCTGAAGGCCTGACCGCTCTATCGTATCGGCCCACAAATCGGAATCGGTTTTCGCAAGGCCCGATGCGTAATTTCACAGCGATAGAGCGCTTTTCGCGCGCGTTTGGACCTCGGCGCTTTCGCAGGCGCTTCGATCGGCGGGGCGCGTTTTTGCGGGCATGAACACACTCGAAGGCAAGGGAGCACGGGCATGGTGGCGCAGAAGGGCAAGGACCTGCTGTTGAAACTGGAGGGCGGCAACGGATTTCAGACGGTCGCGGGGCTCAGAAGCAAGCGGCTGGCCTTCAATACGCAGACCGTGGATGTGACCGATGCGGAAAGTGCCGGGCGCTGGCGCGAGCTTCTGGGCGGGGCGGGCGTGCAGCGGGCATCGCTGACCGGGGCGGGGATTTTTAAGGATCAGGCGTCCGATGCTTTGGTGCGCGCGACGTATTTTGCCGGCGCCATTGTCGTGTGGCAGGTGGTGATTCCGGATTTCGGCACGGTGAGCGGGCCTTTCCAGATTTCGGCGCTCGAATATGCCGGCGAGCATGACGGCGAGGTGCGGTTCGAACTGGCGCTGGAATCGGCCGGCAGCCTCGTGTTCGGGGCATTGTGATGGAGACGCGGGTTGTTGGACGCGCCAACCGGCGGCGTGGCGAAGTGGAGGCGGTGCTGGATGGCGAAAGGCGTATTCTGTGCCTGACGCTGGGGGCGCTGGCGGAGCTGGAAACGGCGTTTTCCGTGGGCGATCTTTCCGGGCTGGCGACACGGTTTTCATCCGGTCGCCTGAAGGCCGGCGACATGATCTGCCTGATCGGCGCGGGGCTTCGCGGCGGCGGCAATATTCTGTCCGACGAGGATGTGGCGGCGATGAGCATCGATGGCGGTGTGGCGGGTTATGCGCGCATCGTCGGTGACCTGCTGGAGGCGACCTTTGGCGGGGCGGGCATGGTCTCAGGAGAGGGGGCGGCAAAGGCGGTGGCGGCAAACCCTTGAGGGCCGCAGCGGGCGAGCCCATGCCGCCGTTTCCCTGGGAAGCGGTGATGCATGCCGGGCTTTGCCGGCTGCGGCTTCAACCGACGGTGTTCTGGGCGCTGACGCCGCGCGAGTTCTTTTGCGCGGTGGGTGGATTTTTTGGGCGCGACGCGGTGTTTTCGAAGGCGCGGCTGGAAGGGCTGATGGCGGCGTTTCCGGATTGAGTGGGGCGATGCGCCCAGCTGATGCCACCTTGAGGGGGACTTTGACATATGGAAAAGACCCCGCCCCAAACCCGACCAGGGCAGAGCCGCGTGTCTCTGCCCGTCCTTCGGACCCCCACAAGGGGGAGGGGCTTAACCCAGCCGACCCGTCGAAATCCAATTAAGCCGGGAGCATGCCGCAAGTCTTCTCCCCCCTTGTGGGGGGCTCGAAGAGCGGGTTGAGACACGCGGTTCAACCCCGGCAAGGCCGGCAGGCCAGAGGGGGATTTGTTTCCATAAGCGACAGCCTCATCCTCAAGGGGAAGATCGTTGGAAGGCCGGCGCGCCCTCTGCAATCCACAAAACCATTATAGGCTCTTATAGCGGGCTGCTGATCGAGGTCTTTTGATGCAAAACGATGAAACCATGTCCGACACGCTGACCCGTGCGCAGGCGCTTGCCGACGTGATGGCAGATCTGGAGGGGCGCTCAACGCGGTTCGGAGCGGCGCTGACCTCGGCCCTGCGATCCGCGATCGTTGGCGGGCGCGGGCTCGATGATGTGCTGAAGGGCCTCGGCAACCGGTTGACCGATATCGCGCTTGCCGCCGGGTTGAAGCCGCTCGAGGGACTTTTGTCCGGTGCGATCGGCAACCTGATCGGCTCGGTCACGCCGTTTGCCGATGGCGGCGTGGTGCGGGCTCCGAGCTTCTTTCCGATGGGTGGCGGCGATCTCGGCCTGCTGGGCGAGGCGGGGGCGGAGGCGATCCTGCCGCTCAGGCGCGGGCCGGACGGGGCGCTGGGGGTTGCGTCGGCAAGTGGCGGGCAGGCGGCGCAGATCGTTTTCAACGTGACGGCGACCGATGCGGCGAGCTTTCGCAAAAGCGAGGGGCAGATTTCCGCCATGCTGGCGCGCAGTGTTGCGCGCGGGCAGCGTGGGGTTTGAGGCAGGCGTGGCCTGAGCCGCTTGCAAGAGTGTGGCGCTACCTCTTCCGGCATGCCGTTCGAAACGACTGGCTTCGCGCGCTTGGGGCGACGGTCAGTGCCGTACGGATAAGCCGGTGATCGGGGCTGTGGGAGTGATTTGTCATGAGCGGGTTTCATGAGGTGCGTTTTCCGCTGCGGGTGGCGCTGGGCGCAAGCGGCGGGCCGGTGCGCAGGACGGAGATCGTCAACCTCTCCAACGGGCGCGAGCAGCGCAATGGCCGCTGGCGCAATGCGCGGCGCAGCTACGATGCCGGATCGGGCGTCAGGTCTATGGCCGATCTTTACGAGGTGCTGGCGTTTTTCGAGGCGCGCTGCGGCCAGCTTTATGGGTTCCGGTTTCGCGATCCGGTGGATTTCAAATCCTGCGGGCCGCTTGTGGGGGTGACGGCGACCGATCAGGTGATCGGGACGGGCGACGGGATGCGCACGGCGTTTCAGCTGGTGAAGACCTACGCGGATGCCGGTGGTGGTTTCGAACGGCTGATCGCCAAGCCGGTGACCGGATCGGTGGTCATGGCGGTGGATGGGGTCGTGGTGGCGGAAGGCTGGGCGGTGGATGGCTCGACCGGCATTGTCACCTTCGCCGTGCCGCCGGTTGCCGGCAGCGTGGTCACGGCCGGTTATGAATTCGATGTGCCGGTGCGTTTCGATATCGACCGGATCGACGTCAGTCTCTCCGGTTTCGATGCCGGGCGCATTCCGACCATTCCCCTGACCGAGATTCTGTCGTGAGGAGATTTCTGGCATGAGAACGATACCGGCCGGGCTTGCCGCGCATCTGAAGGGCGACGTGACCACGGTCTGCCATTGCTGGCGGGTCTTTCGACGCGATGGTGTGGTGCTCGGATTTACCGATCATGACGGCGATCTTGTGGTGGATGGCACGCGCTTCCTGGCGTCGAGCGGGTTTTCGGCGAGCGAGGAAGAAGCGCAGGGTGGATTGGCGGCTAGCGCGGGCACGGTGGCGGGCGGGTTTTCCAGCGAGGTGATCGCGGAACAGGATCTGGCGGCGGGGCTCTATGACGGGGCACGGGTGGAATTGCTGGTGGTCAACTGGCGTGCGCCCGGTGAGTTCATGCGCCTTGCCTTGCGCGAAATCGGCGAGGTGAGCCGGGCGGGCGGGGCGTTTACGGCGGAGTTGCGCAGCCTGGCGCATCGGCTCGACCAGTCGCAGGGACGCATTTACGGACGGCGCTGCGATGCGAGCCTCGGCGACGGGCGATGCCGGGTGGATCTGTCCGCCTATCGGGGAAACGGCACGGTGGCTGTGGTGCACAACCGGTCACGGCTGGTGGTGACGGGGCTGCAGGCTTTTGCGAGCGGCTTTTTCGGGCGAGGCGTGTTGCGGCTGGAGGCGGGTGGCGTGCTGGAGATCGATGCGCATGTGCCGAATGTCGATGGGACCGCGGATTTGACGCTGTGGCTGCCGAGCGAGCGGGAGATTGCCGTCGGCGAGGTCTTTTCGGTGACGGCGGGCTGTGACAAGACGTTTGCCGCCTGTCGCCAGAAGTTTGGCAATCCGTTGAATTTTCAGGGGTTTCCGCATGTGCCGGGATCGGATTTCGCCTATTCCTTCGCCGATGGGGAGCGGCTGCATGATGGCAGTCCGATCTTTCCGTGACGACGCCGGATAGCATGATCGGCGAGCGGGTGGTGCACTTGGCCGAACAGTGGATCGGCACGCCCTATCGGCATCAGGGCGCGGTGCTGGGTGTCGGCTGCGACTGTATCGGGCTGATCCGTGGCGTGTGGCGGGCGCTTTACGGCGCGGAGCCGGAGGTGGTGCCGCCCTATGCGGCCGACTGGGCGGAACGCGGTGGCGACGACCGGCTGCTGGCGGCGGGCTCGCGGCTGTTCGGGCCGCCGGTGCCTGTGGCGGAGATGCAGCCGGGGGATGTGCTGCTGTTTCGCTGGCGGCCGGATTGCGCCGCCAAGCATGCGGGGATTTTTTGCGGCGAGGATCGGTTCATCCATGCCTATGAGCAGGCCGCGGTGACGCGTTCGGTTCTGGTGCCATCGTGGCGGCGGCGGATTGCCGCCGTGCACCGGTTTTGCGACTGAGTTGCAACCCTCTACGCGTAAAACTGGTAAGTACTATTACAGGTTGTATTTGGTCTGTTTGGTTGTATTTTCCGGTTGGTTGAGTTAAGAAAACGGAGTGATGGACGAGGGGGCTACCTCGTCCATCCTTTACTAGCTGATGAATAAGATCCGGACGGCAACTGACCAGCCCGTCCGGGTCCTCCTCACCATTAGCGTGATGCCAAAAGGTCGTAACCTCATAACATCCCCTCCGTGATCAAGAACTGAGGCATCTGCCCACGTCAGCGGAGCCCATCTTCGCCGACGCGCCGTCTGGCTCGGCGCTTACTGGCTTTCAGTCTCAATCTTCTACACCGTAACACGCAATTTTTAGGCGTAGAAGATAGAATTCTCTCCTTTTGGTTTAGGGTGATTGCATATGGCCACGATCCTGTTTCAGGCGGCGGGGGCCGCGCTTGGCGGTGTCTTCGGACCTGTCGGGGCGATCATCGGGCGGGCTGCGGGGGCGCTTGCCGGCAGCATGGTCGACCGGGCGCTGATCCATGGCAGCCGGACGATTTCGGGCGCGCGACTGGCGACGGCGCGTATTCCGGGGGCGGATGAGGGGACGGCGGTCAACCGGGTCTATGGCACCGCGCGCGTGGGCGGCACGCTGATCTGGGCGACGCGGTTCGAGGAGGAAGTGACGCGCGAGCGCACCGGGGGCAAGGCGACACGCGGGCCGACGGTGGAGACCTTTTCCTATTATGGCAATCTGGCGGTGGGGATTTGTGAGGGGCCGATCGCGGGCGTACGGCGGGTCTGGGCGGATGGCAAGGAACTGGACCTGACGGGCATCGAGATGCGGGTGCATTTCGGTTCGCGGGATCAGTTGCCTGATCCTTTGATCGAGGCGAAACAGGGTGAGGGCATGGCGCCGGCCTATCGTGGTCTGGCCTATGCCGTGTTCGAGCATCTGCCGCTCGACCGTTTTGGCAACCGGCTGCCGCTCATCCAGTTCGAGGTGGTGCGGCCGGTGGGGGTGCTGGAGGACCAAATCCGGGCCGTCACGATCATTCCGGGCGCGACCGAGCATGGTTATGCGACCGTGCAGGTGAAGGAAACGACGGGGGATGGCAGTGCGCGCATCCTCAACCGCAACACGCTGACGGCGGCGACGGACTGGCAGGCCTCCATCGACGAGCTGGTGTCCGTGTGCCCGAATCTCGAGCGGGTGGCGTTGGTCGTCTCGTGGTTCGGGACTGATCTTCGGGCAGGGGAATGCCGGGTTTTGCCGGGCGTGGAGGTGCGCGGGCGCAGGGATGAAAGTTTCGCCTGGTCGGTGGCGGGTCTCGGGCGTGGCGAGGCGCATCTGATCAGCAAAAATGCCGGTGATGGTGGGAGCGGGCCAGCTTTTGGAGGCACGCCGGGGGATGCGGATGTGCGCCAAGCCATTGCCGACCTGAAGGCGCGAGGGCTTAAGGTTTACCTCTACCCTTTCGTGATGATGGATGTGCCGCATGGAAATGTGCTGCCCGATCCTTATGGCGGGGCGCAGCAGTCGGCCTATCCGTGGCGGGGGCGGATCACCTGTCATCCGGCGCCGGGGCGGGCGGGATCACCGGACGCAAGTGCTGTGGCGCGGGGCGAGATCGAGACCTTTGCCGGGCGTGCGGACGGGTATCGGCGGATGCTGCTGCATTATGCGCATCTGTGCGCCGCGGCTGGTGGCGTCGATGGCCTGATCATCGGGTCGGAATTGCGGGGGCTGACGCAGGTGCGCGACGAGGCGGGCGGCTTTCCGTTCGTGGCGGAACTGATGCGGCTGGCCGAGGATGTGCGGGCGGTGGTTGGGCCGGGAACGAAGCTGACCTATGGCGCCGACTGGAGCGAATATTTCGGTTATCACCCGCAGGACGGAACGGGGGATGTGTTCTTTCATCTCGATCCGTTGTGGGCGTCTGCGGCGATCGATGCGGTCGGCATCGACAATTACATGCCGCTTTCGGATTGGCGCGATGACGATCTTGGCGCCGCCAATCCGGATGGCGCGCGGCTCGCCGAGGATGTTGCAGCGCTAAAGGCGGGGATCACCGGGGGCGAGGGGTTTGACTGGTATTATGCCAGTGAAGCCGACCGGGCGGCGCGGACAAGATCGTCGATCACGGATGGCCTTGCGGGCAAGCCATGGACGTTTCGTTACAAGGATCTGAGCGGCTGGTGGAGCAATCCGCATTTCGATCGCGTGGGCGGGCGTGAACTCGGGGCACCGACGGCCTGGGTTCCGAGGGCAAAGCCGATCTGGTTTACCGAGCTTGGTTGTGCCGCGATCGACAAGGGGGGCAACGAGCCGAACCTGTTTTCCGACCCGAAATCGTCGGAGAGCAGTGCGCCGCATTTTTCCAGCGGTGCGCGCTCCGACAGCATGCAGCGGCGGTTTCTCGAGGCGCATCATGGCTGGTGGCAGGCTCCAGCGCAGGTGGAAAGCGGTATGGTCGATCCCGGCCATGTGTTCGTCTGGAGCTGGGATGCGCGGCCGTTTCCGGCCTTTCCCGATGATACGGCCATGTGGAGCGATGGCGGCAACTGGCGCACCGGCCATTGGCTGAACGGACGGCTGGGGGCAACGACGCTTGCCGATGCGATTGCTGCCATCCTCAGAGAGCACGGGTTTGATGATTTCGACGTATCGGAGGTGAGTGGTGATCTGACCGGTTACGTGCAGGGCGAGCTTGCTTCGGCGCGGGCGTTGATCGAGCCGTTATTGCAGGCGTTCCGGATCGATGTCGTGGAAGATGGCGGACGATTGATCTTTCGCTCAAGGGGGCGGGTCAGTCTGCCGGCTTTCGAAATCGACGTGCTGGCCGATATCGACGATCAGCCGCTGTGGTCGGAAACGCGCGGGCATGACAGCGATTTTGCGGCGGAAGCGATCGTGACCTCGTTCAATCCTGCGCTGGATTACGAGCAGGCGAGCGCGCGCTCGCGGCGGGCACGGGCCGAGAGCCAGCGAATCCTGCGCTGCGACCTGCCGGCCGTGCTGGCCGAGGAGACGGCGCAGGGTGCCGCCGAGGACCTGTTGCGGGACAATCGGCTGGCGCGACGCAGCATTTCGTTTGCGCTTTCTCCGGCGGAACTGGCGCTTGAGACCGGCGATGCCGTACGTATCGCAGGCGGGCCGGATGGCGTGTTTCTGATCGAACGTATCGAAGACGGCGCGGTGCGCAGGATCGAGGCACGGCGACACATGCCGGCGCCGGCCGCCGCCGTTCTGCCGCAGGAGGGCGGCGGACGTGCCGTCATCGGGCAGCCTTCCGCCTCGTTTGCGCCTGTCGTGCACTTTCTCGACCTGCCGCGTTTCGAGCCGGGGGAGGCGCAGAGCTTTGCCCGCGTTGCCGCATTCTGCCGGCCGTGGCGGCGCATGGTCGTATCATCCTCGCCATCCAATGAAGGGTTTCGCACGCGCACCTTGATCGAGAGGCCGGCGCGGGTGGGGCGGTTGACGGCGGTGCTTGCCAGTGAGGATTCCGGTGGGGTTTCGGGTCGCTTCGATCCTGCCAGCGTGCTCGAGTGCACGCTGTTTTTCGATGGGGTGTCGTCAAGCGAAGTGCTGGCTGTCTTGAACGGCGACAACCGCATCGCGGTGAAAAGCGTGGCCGGCAGCTGGGAGGTGATCGGCTTTGTGCGGGCCGAGGAGATCGCGGCGGGGCAATGGCGCCTGACGCAGCTTCTGCGCGGGCTGGCCGGGAGCGAGGATGCGATGATCGCCGGTGCCGATGTTGGCGCCGATGTCGTGGTGCTGGATGCGGCCGTGGTACCGCTGGGCTTGGCGTCCGAAGAGCGCGGCGTCGCGATGAACTGGCTGGTCGAGGCTGCAGGTTCTGCCGGTGGCCGGGCGGGGCCTTTTCCCTTTGCTGGCGGCTTGCGTGCGGAAATGCCGCTTTCACCGGTGCAGGTGCGTGGAGAACGGCGGGCGGATGGCGCCGTTGCCATTACATGGGTAAGGCGCGGGCGTGTGGATGCTGACAGCTGGGAGGCTGCGGACATTCCGCTCGACGAGGCCGAGGAACGTTATCGGCTGGAGATCATGAATGGCGATGCGGTGATGCGCGGCGCCGAGGTGGCGGCACCGACCTACGTCTATGCCGCCGCCGATCAGATTGCCGATTTCGGGTCATTGCCGACCCGTCTTGTGCTGCGCATCCGCCAGCTTGGGCGGGCGGTGCCGCTGGGCGTCGCGACGACTGCCGAACTGATTTTCGAAGCGTGACGAAGGAGAAAAGTCATGGATGGCATGAAGGCTTGGTATCAGTCGAAAACGGTATGGGGCGCGCTGATCGCGGTCGGCGCCTCGCTTCTGCAGATCATGGGCGCGGAGGTGGATGTGGGCACGCAAGGCGAGCTTGCCGACCTTGCGGTGACCACGGTGGGTGCGATCGGAGGGCTGATCGCGATCTACGGCCGGATCGCTGCGAAGAACGAAATCGGCGGCGCATAAGCCGTCACGATGCGGTGAAGACGGGTGCGACGGGTTGCCGTCGCCCCCATTCATTTGCCATTCAGCCGCCTTTCGATACATAGTTCCTCAACGATTGGAACTCACTCTGTCCCTCTTGCGGGTGGAAATGGTGGCTATGAAGAAATCGATGATCGGTGCTGTTGTGTCCTGCTTGCTGTTCGGCCTTTCCGTGCCGATGCAGGCGACCGCGCGCGATTATCTGCTGCTGGTAGCGAGCGATTGCGGCGATGCCGCGACGAAGGTCGTGCGCGATACCGGCGGGCAGCTCTTGTCGGCGTCGCCTTCCAACGACGGCCGCACCTGCATCATTACGGTGCTCGTGCAGGGCAGCGGCGAACGTCCGCGCAAGGTTACCGTAAGGGTACCGATGTAA